TCCGCCAGAAGCCGGTTATCAGCAGAAAGACTGGCGAGCCAACTACGGACGAAGAAGCCCTCCGGAAAATCGCTCGCCGCGAGCCTCTTCTTCGCCCTGTGGTCCGAAGAATCCTTGAAATCCGTAGCCTTGGGGTCTTCCGTTCGACGTTTGTTGATGGAAGACTTGACGTTGACGGGAGAATGCGATGCTCTTACAACGTCGCCGGCACTGAAACCTTCCGTTTTAGCAGTTCGGAGAACGCTTTCGGCAGCGGCATCAACCTCCAAAACGTCCCGAAGGGCGGGGAGCTAGACGATGAAGATAATCCTCTTGTTCTGCCGAACATTAGGACGCTATTCTTGCCTGATCCTGGCTACGAGTTATTTGATATGGACCTTTCATCCGCAGACCTTCGAGTGGTTGTTTGGGAAGCTGATGAGCCTGAGATGAAGGCCATGCTCGCCGCCGGCCTCGACCCCTACACAGAAATCGCCAAGGAGTTCTACAATGACCCCTCCATCACCAAGCACGACCGACGACGCCAAACTTTCAAGTCCTTCGCCCACGGCACGAATTACCTTGGAACTGCCCGCGGCCTTGCAACTCGACTTGGACTCTCTGTTCACGAAGCTGAGAGAACTCAACATTGGTACTTCAGTCGTTTTAGAAGAATCAAGCTCTGGCAAGACGATCTACGTCAACAGGTCAAGTCTAAACGATTTGTGCGCAACGCTTTCGGCTATCGCCGGTACTACTTTGACCGCATCGAGGGCACGATTTTCAATCAAGCTGCTGCCTGGATCCCTCAGTCTACAGTTGGGCTCCTCATCAACCGAATCTGGCACAACATCGCCGCCAACGAGCCCCGCATTCACATCCTCCTCCAAGTTCACGACTCCCTCGTTGGCCAATATCCCATCGCCGACCGGGCAGCGTGCCGCGACCGGCTTCGAGTCCTATCCCGAGTCCCCGTGCCATACGACGACCCACTGGTGATCCCCACCGGCCTGAAAACATCAACCAAGTCTTGGGGCGATTGTGAATAGGAGGCGGCCGTGGGCCGAAGGACAAAAGATTGGCTCGCCGCCTTCTGCGACTACGCAGGGTACGGCGAAGCTCCCCGAAGGATGTATTTCTGGTGTGGGGTGTCAGCTGTCGCAGGCGCTTTACGCCGCAAAGTATGGATCGACCAGGTATATTTTCAGTGGTTCCCTAACCTGTACATTATCCTCGTCGCGCCCCCTGGTATCGTCGCCAAATCCACCACTGCTGACGTTAGCATGTCCTTGTTGCGGCAAGTACCTGGTATTAACTTCGGACCCTCCGTCGTAACCTGGCAAGCCCTCGTGAAGGCCTTCGCCGACTCGTCCGAGTCGTTCGAGGCCGGCGGCCTGTTCCACACAATGGCATCGATGACCATCGTCTCCTCGGAGTTCGGGAACCTCTTGAACCCGAAGGACAAGGACATGGTGGACATGCTCGTAAACCTTTGGGACGGCAAGCCCTTTGTCAAATCAACCAAGATGAGCGGAACAGATGAAGTCATCAACCCTTGGATCAACATCATCGCAGCGACGACCCCGGACTGGATTGCCGGCAGCTTCCCGGAGTATATGGTGGGCGGCGGCTTTACTAGCCGTTGTTTGTTTGTCTTTGCTGACGCTAAGGCTAACTATGTCCCTTATCCCGCCCTTGCCGTCCCCAAGGACATGGCTCAGCGAGCCGCCGATCTCGTCCACGACCTTGAGTGGATCTCCACCACCCTCTGCGGCGAGTACCACATCGAGTCCGCGGCACTAGAGTGGGGCCGCGACTGGTACATGCGCCACTATTCCACCGACTCAAAGGCCATGGACCCCGTCCGCTTCGGCGGCTACATCGCGCGGAAGCAAACCCAGTCCCACAAGGTCGCCATGATCTTGGCGGCCGCCCAGCGTGACGACCTCATCATCACCCAATCAGACCTGGAGACTGCAGTGCAAATGATAACCGATCTTGAGCCTGACATGCACAAGGTCTTCGAGAAGATCGGGATGAAAGAGGAGGCCACCCACCTCGACAGGCTAGTTCAAATGGTGGCGAAGCGCGGGAGGATGCCGTACACTGAAGTCTACCGCTGGATGCAGCGGTATTTCCCGCACAAGTCAGAAATCGAGGATGTTCTGGCCGCGGCTATGCAGAGTGGAGATTTTCACCTATGGATGGAACCAGGAACATCGAACTACTGGCTAGTGACGGGGAGGCCGACTGCACTCCGTGCGGTATCCTGATCACGGTGGGGCGTCAGGAATACCCAGAAGACGCCGAGCTATTGCATCAATCTGAGGCTGATTGTACGGCTCCAGAACCCGGCTCCGCGGCGGAATGATGCTGGTGCTGCCGGCGGCTGTCTGCGTGTCGTAAGGATAGTGCTTCCGGAGTAACCCCTCCGGGAGCATCGACCTGGCCTCGACGTTCCGAGCCCAAAGTTCCCCTTCCGTATCCCTGTAACGGTTCATCGCCGCGCGCTCGAAAGCGCGTCGGAATCCTGGATCGAGCAGGGCTGATTGATCCCCGCTGTAATGCTTGATGGCATCGGCAAGCAGCTCCTTGATATAGTCATAGCTCGCGCCGCCCTGCAAGCCCTGCTTCCGCTGAATATGATGCTGGTTCTCGTGGAGCCAGGTCCGCAGAGCCTCCGTCAAGTCCGCTGCCGACTCCACCGGTGGGACGAAGATCTTCTGGCTACTCCTCTCATACGAGCCGCCCACAGTCCCCGGCTTCAGCCTCGTATCCACGCGGACACTGACTGGCATCTCCGCCGTTTCTGGATGCCGCCGGAAGAGCTCTGGATGGCTGAACAAATCCGAAGCCCGCGCCGACGCCGTGTATGTTGGATCTCTCCGCGCCATCACTGCGTCAAGGACTTCCGCCAGCCGCTCCTTCGGCGCCGCGCCCGCGTCGGAAAACTCGCCCAGCAAATTCCCTTCCACATCCACCAGCCGGCCAGTCCTCGCATGAAGCTCCCGCGCTTCCGGCCCCATCACATCTTTCGACAGCGTCTTAAGCGCCTTCTCCATCTTCGAGTCACTGACCGGAACCTTCTCAAACATCTTGAGAACCTTCGGTCCTTGACGCAAGACCTTCGGCAGCCCCACTACGTCCCACGAGGACATCAGCCCCTCAAGCGGCCCGCGCTCACCGATGTTCTGGGCGACCTGGGCGGCGTCGCCCACCGGGCCAGGAACGTAGGAAAGGGGCTCTGCCACCGCGGCCATCAGGCCGTAGAAGCCGCGCTTTCGCGCTTCGGCTTCATCGTAACGGCGGCGGGCTTCAGAACCGGAAGGGGCCATCAGGCCGGTGGTGTCCATAGCTAGAGCCCGCGCACTTTATGAATCATTTTACACTCACCAACACAGGCGGCGTCACCGTGACAAACGTCCCGTTGTCGCAGAAATGAATCAGATTTGCCCGGTACTCATAATCCCCTGCATATACCGGCGCGTTCAGCACCACCGGCTGCCAGTACGGAACCTCCGACACCCTCGAGTACCCACCATGGACCATCGGCAAGCGCTGATCCGCTGCGTCAATATCCCGCCGAATCCACCAGCCGTAAATGTCAGCCGGACAAGACCTGTTGCGCGTTTGCTTGTACTCAAGCACAACCACAGATCCTGCTTCAACCGCTTCGGTCGGCCCGCGAGCTTCAATATACTTCACCGGCGGTACTGCCTCAAACCACTCCCTTGCCTGATACGCTACAGTCGCCGAGATGACCGCCATTGCAATCAGGATAAACATATCCCCAATTTGCCGCCGTCTCACCGCTCGGACTACTTCTTCGGAAGCCAGGAGAGAACCCATCCTACGAAACCTCCAAGGCCCAGGACAAGGGCAAATGCCCCTCTCCATTTATGGGCCATAATCGTGATCTCGCGGACATCATTCCGTAAATCCGCCACATCCCGTTCAAGCTGTTCTACTTTTTGCAGTAAGCGGCCAAGACGCTCTCCGTCAAGCTCTGTCACATAGCCCTCATGGGTAGTCCGCGGCCGGTCTGATTGCAAGATCGCTGCTCAGGCGCTTGCAAGATCCCCGAAGACAAGCCATTCATTAGACTCGTCTACGACCTTCATCAAGGATATGACAGAATACTGCGCTCTCGTCGAACGGGCTAACCCAGTTGCTACGCGTACAATTGCCCCGGTTTCAGACTGAATCGAAACGGCCTCAGCCCCCCATTGAGCCACATGGATAGCTTGGCCTTCTTTCATCCCTGAGCCGGTGTTGAGGAGGCCAAGCAATGTTCGCGGGGAAGGTGAGTCCACTAGCAAAAGTGTGTCAATGTTGCCTGGAGTAAGGACGTAGTTCGAAGAAGTAGACGGCACGTACAGAACCTTCATCTCCGGATAGCTTCCACCAGCTTCGATATTTCGAATCTTTGTGAAGCCAAGCAACGCCCCGTAGTTCATTAGAAGTCTCCAGCAAGCGCTGCGTGCATCATGTAAGTCCCAGCAACAGTGGCCGCAAACCCAATCTGAGCCCCTTCTTTCAAAACCCAGCTTACGTTCGGGAACCCGCCGCTGGCTGGTGGCTGAGTTGCACTGACAGTAATCGCCGGAATCTCAAAGCTAAACACGAACCTCCAAGTTTCTTCACTCGACCCTCTGGCGAAAACGTTAAGCCGTCCGGACGTTGAATTGCCTTGTGCTGCCCAGCCAAACCCATCAATCCGGGAGCCGTTAGGACCAGCATCAAACAGAGTGACAATAGTCCCTGTCCCGTCGTAGTTCGTATTGACGGTACTGCAAACCTCGATTTCATATCGAGGAGTGGTAGCAAAGTTTGCGTTGACGGCCATTTAGAGGACTCCTGCGTTTTGGATGAGGTACGGCGGGACAAGCACTGTATTTACAAAAGTGGTATCCCCGATAATTGTAACTGATGTGGAGTTTGCCCAGATAACTTCAACTCCATCAACAATTATAGAGATGGTGCCCTCCCCGCGCGGCTGCCCAACTCCAGTATCGGAATCTGACTGAAAACGGACAGAAGGGAGGTCGATAGTCCCGCCACCGAGTCCCTTCAGCTCATTCCCTCCCATCGGAAGGTCGCCAGTCATCCCTGCCCGCCCGTCGCGAGGGAGGACCATGCTCAAGGCATCCGCGATGTCCTCGATGATCGTGTTGAAGTACTCAGCGTAGATAATCTCGCCGGGGATGGCGGGAAACTCTGGCGCCGGCGGGTAATACGTGCCGTTGGAGTTGAAGGACATACTTACTCTCCGAAATTGGGCGAATAGTCCTTGAGGACTTTCTGGAGGTCAACGTCCGGGAGCGTAGCGCCAGAGCGGATAGCCTGCGCTACGGTGTTGACGAGGGCCTCTAGCTGCGGGTGCTCGGCGGCAAGGCGCTCAAGGGCTTGAATATCACGCGAAGCAAGAGCGGCGTCCAGCTTCCGCACGACAGAGTTCTCGATTGCCATGCGTACTGGGTTGAGGGCGCCCCAAGCGACGTTGCCGCCAAGGGATCGAAGTGCCGTCGGGCCTGCCCCAGTCTGGCCTTCGAGCTTGGAGTTCAGCCCCACATTCGACCCGCGACGAGCCGCATCCTTGGCCATGATCTCGGCGATGTCTTTGGTTCGACGGTAGTGGGCACGAGTTTCAGTGTACCCCGGAACCGCGTCCATAGCTTCGTCTACAGCCTCTCGAATGTAGCCGCGGGTAGCTTGGGGAGCAGAAGCGAAAGGAGACCCAGGATACGGGGACTTAAGCTCGCCCTTCAGATCCAGTACGTTGCCGGCACTCTTAAGCGTCGGGGGGTTTGTCACCGGCGGGTCAGCAAACCGGGCTTCCGCTCTGGCTACCGCTGCTGTGCTTTCTGAAGTTGGATCGAAGCTTCTTTGCCTGGCTATATCCCTAATACGGCTGCGAATATCAGCCAGAACGGCAGGAGGTACCGGTTGCTGGTTTAGCCTTTGGAAGTTTTGCTCGGTAAGACCTCGAACCCATTGCTGGCCGCCAAGTCCCTGCTGCGCCTGCAGGGCGGCCTGAGTCTGCTCCGCCGCTGGGTGCCCGACCACACTTTCGCCGGCTGTTCGCAGCGGTGTGTTGTCGGCCGCTGCCTGCCAGATCGGCAGATTGACTCCGCGCTGTTCGGCGGCCTGCACATTCGCATTCGCGCCGGCCAGGTCTTGCGGAGTCGTCTCGCGCAAGATCCGGCGGGCGTCCGCCTGCGCCGCTCCGGGGCGAAGAGCTTTCAAGACAGACCATCCCGCCGTCGGAGCCATCCACAAGGCTAATTGAGCCAGTGGCGAATTGTACCCACGCTTTTCGCCGAACTTGGCCAAGGCGCCGCCAGCTCCGCCCACCACCGCCGCGGGAAGGCCGCCAGGCCCAAACGAGGCTCCGGCGCCGATATTCTCAGCGTACTCGCCCTTGACGGTAGAAGGCTTGCCCGGAAACAATGCACGGACAGCGCCTTCTATCTTTTGCGGCTCAATGCCAGCCTTTGCTGCCAGCCCTCCTAGCATCGTAGAAGCCAGCGTCTTGCTATACCCTCGAGCAGCGCTAGTCGCTAGATCCTTCCAATCCGTCTTGCCAGCTGCCCGCTGCTGAAGCTCGCCGTCGATGAGGTTCGCGGCCTCCTTGTCCCCTCGAGCTATTGCGTTCTGGAGAGCTTGCTTGAGCTCTTCGTCGGAGTAAGCCATCAGTATGGAACTCCGGTTGGCGGCTGCCCAATATTCCTTTTAACAGCATCGTCAAGCGCGGTAGCCCGCGGCCGCATTATTTTCGTAGTCCACGACTCCAGCATACCAGGCTTGACAAAATCCTTCGGAAGCCCAAACGCCTCGGCCACTTCCGCCGGCAACTGAATCGTAACCTCGTTGTTGAACATGTCAGGATTCCCGCCGAGTTGTTGCATCTCGGCGCGGCCCTGCTGCACCATCGCGTTGTGTGTGTTGGCTTCTTTCCAGGCTCCGCGAAGCGTGTAAGCCAGTGCGACCTTGATCATCCTCGGGTCGTTTTTAGCCAAAGCCAGCGCCTTCTCCGCGGCCTCACGGTCCGCATTCGAGATCGCTGTTCCCGAACCGTACATCTTAATGATCTCACCGATTTGCGGAACGATGAAGCTGTTGTACAGCTGCGTCCCCGCCACTGCAGGGTCAACCGGCGCCCCTGTAATCGACGATAGGCTCTGCGCCCAGGTCTTCCAATCCGAATCCACACCAGTATTCACCGGCACATTAGCAATCAAATTCATTGCCCCTACAAGGGCGTCGCCGGTCTTCTTCAGCCCCGTGGTCTTGGCAATACCCTTTTCGCCTTGGACGTTTTCGTAGAGCTTTTCCGCAATGCCCCATCGGCCGCGGGCTTCGATGTTCGCAGTGCTACTGACGTTGATGTCTCGCGGAGGATACTTGAACTCACCCTCGCTGCTTTGCTGGGCATAGATTGGCTTAGCTGCCCCCGGCGGTGCGACATTCTTCAACTCCGGAGTCCACGAAGTCCGCGGCTTGTCTTGGAACTTCGACGGGTCGCCGCCAGACGCCGCGATGCTCGCCGTTGTTGCGTTGCGCCCAGCGGCATTAACCAGCGCAAGCCGGTTCTTCTGCAGGGCCTCAGCAAGGCTTTTCACTCTCGGATAGTCCGAAGTCATCCCCCAGACCTCGGCGGCCTGTGGATTTGGCGCGACGCCTGGAATCGTCCGGCGCTCACCTGGCCCAAAGTCCCCCGGTTCTTGTGTCTCTGGCTGCCCGGACATCAAAGCCGCCATGCGCTGAAGCTGACCCTGCTCGGCCTGCGCTATCCCGGCCTGAGCTTCGCGGCGAATCCTTGCCGCATCGCGGCTTGACGCTCCTTGCTGGTACGCCGCGAACATATCAGCCAGCCCCTGCATCGGACTCGACCGGACGTAAATGCCTGGCGTGCCCGGCCCTCCTGGCACAATCTGCCCACCCATACCACGCTGGTTGATCAAGCGCTGCTGCGCCATCAACTGGGCAATGCGGTCCAGTTCGGAGGCTTCGCCGAATTGAGTTTGGAACTCGAAGGGGACTTGTTGATCGGCCATTACTTCTTCCCGAAGATACCAGCCAGCGGCCCCATCAGCGCCGCGCTGCCCAGACCAAACAACCCCGTCATAAAGTTGTTAGCGCCGGCCTGCCCAGCGTTGTACCCGCCGAGCTGGTTCGCGTAGTCCGTTTGCGCAGTGCCCAGGAAGTCCACGCCTTGGAGGTTCGGCGTCGAGGTTTGTCCCGGCGTACCCGGCAGCTGGATCTGTTGTCCTGTACGGAAGGCATTCATCTCATTGAGCAGCCTCGCTCGGTCTTGCTGCGACGCACCCATCTGTGCCAACGCAAAGTCCAGTGCCATCCGATCCTGGCCAGTCATGTACTGCTGGCCTTGAAGCCCCGTGCCGAAGCGATTCATCGCCAAAGCGTGCCTGCTCGGCGGCCAACCCGCGACCAAGCTCTGCCGTCGCCTCTTGCCCGCCGCCAAGGATCGCTCTATCTACCGCATCAGCATAGTACCGATCTTCTGCCCTTGCTACATCATCCATCCTTTTCGAGTAGCCAGGATCGTTGACATTGAAGCCCATTGAGGTCAGCCGATCTTGCTCTTGCTGCCGGCGGCGTTCCATCAGCGGCTGGTCATACCTCATCTGTCGGTTGTAGATGGCGCGCTCGGCATCCTCCCGCGAGCCTATATTCGTCTGGTAGCCCGGACCTTGCCACTGTTGCCCTTCATACTCCGGCGAGCCGCGGTAGTTAAACCCCGGCAACATCCCCGCAAAGTTCTCCGGATTGCTGTACACGTCCGAGACGTTCTGCAGCATCCCTTCCGAGACATTGCCTTGACCTTGCCTGATGCGGAGGTCCTGGTCGTAAAGGGCTTGCTGTTCAGGACTAAGCTGCTGAACAAAAGTCCACGGATCTTGAGAGGCCTCATTCTGGTAAGCCGGCGTCTGCCCAGCAAACGGCTGCGTACCGCCGCTGCCCCCTGCCGTATAAGCTGGGTTTGGAATCATCGCCGGAGCGCCTTCCACAAGCCCGCCGTAAGGGTTCGAGATCATGTTAGGCTGCCCTGGCTCAAACCCAGCCCATTGACCGCCCTGCGCAGTTTTAGCCCCCGGCGCGGCCTGCGAGCCTTGCCCAGGCCGCATCCAGTACTGAGAGCCGTACGGCGTCACCGAGTTCACCCGCGACGCTCCAAGCATCGTGTTGAACTGGTTAATGTTCGACCGCTCTTGCAGCGGAATGATCGAGGCGTAGTCAGGCGACGCCGGGACAGAGCCTTTAGAGCCCATCAGCAGTGTTCCTTTTCAGGGAGTGCGGGGACAAGCGCTGTCCTGTGTAGCCTTTCACGCAACTTCCTCCAGATACGTGCGTCTGGGGTGAGGCGCGAGACCAGGATGTCGTCCCCGTTCCGCCCGGCGCCTACGAGGCATCCCTCGCGGACGGCGCCAAGCTTCTCGTGCAAGCGTACTGCCCCAAGGTTAGAGGCGTCTGCAATCAGAGTCAACCGGGTGCATTTGAGCTGGTCGAAGACATAAGAGCCCGCCAACTCGAGGAGAAGAAGAGTGGCGGACTTATCGGGGATGAAAATGTGCGCTGAGATGTTACGGCCGTTGTAGTCAGTGAAGGCGATGCCAGCCGCCGGCTTCCCGTCGCGGCCTACAACAATCGCTGAAGCCGTCCCCGGCGTAAAGATTCCACCACTGCCCTCAATAACCCACCGGGCCAGTACGTCGCGGGGTCCGTGTAGGATCTTCACAGGACACCGCCATCTCCAAGGAGATAGTCAATGCCGATTAGCTTAACGGCTGACTTGCCGGTGTTTTCGACTTCAAGGTAAAGAGCAAGGTACGACCCCGGCCACGAGTCCACGCTGTGCCAGTACTTCACAATATTGGTCAAGCCGTTCCAAACGTAGCTTGTGCTCCAGGTCGCAGTGTCCCACAACGAGGTGCCGCCGGGGATCTCCCCGATAAGGGTAGTCAGTGGAAATGGCGTCCCTGCGTCCGAAGACACGCCAACTCTGTACTGGAACCTCGTCCCGGCAATAAAAAGCGGCCGGAACAGTTTGACGTGTTTTAGCCGAGCGCCGCTGCCAAACGAGGAGTATGCGGGGCTGATGTACGCCTTGATAAACACACCAACATCCGGATCAGCCTCAGAAGGAAAGTCTAAGTACCCACTAAACGCCTTTGCAACTCTTCCTTCGCCGGCAGTAGTTTCGTACCCGAAGTAGAGATTCCCATTAAAGAAGTGCCAACAAGAGGCGTTCCACCCCTTCAACACAGACCAGCCACCCGTCGTCAAGTCCATCGCGAGCTGGTTGTGAAAGTCGGCTTTGATCGGGAAGTTAACGATGAGGAGATTATCTGCTGAACTAATCTCAGCTTGCCACCCCGGCAGCGCCCGCGTCGTAGGGTTACTGTACTGCAAAAAGAACTGATTGATCTTGGCCGACAGGTATGAGTCTTGTCGAAGGCTACCCTCGGACAGCGCGCGACTCATTGGGTAGATGCCCCTCTCCGTAATGATGAAGAGTTCCGAGGCCATCTTAAACAAGCAGCGCCGACCAAGCGGCCGGCCGACAAAGTATACCCCCTTAAGTCGCCACAAATCCGGGTCAGAAGGGTCGATGCCAGCGTAAACAATAGCCTCGCCTTCGGAAGTCACCGCTACGAACAAATCGTCCAGCCCGTCGCCAGCATCAACACTCCACGTCCCGATAGCTTGGATGTTGCCGCCGCGGCTGATTAACTGCTCAAAAGCCAGTGTCGCGGCCGTGCCGCTGATTGCCCCAGTTGCGAGGTAATGGATAAGGCGGCTATCTTTTTCCAAGAAAAACAAACGTTTCTGGTAAACACAAATGTCCGCCAGCTCATCTGTGTTTACTGTAACGCCGAGGTCAGCCGTTGTCGTCCACTCCGTTCCGTCGTAGACCCGCATAGGGTCTGCGCCATTGACGCAAATGAGCCAGCTGTCAGCGCTGTTTGCGAAGTTGACGTACTGCCAGTAGCCGCTCGTAAAAACTTCGTAGACCGGCGGCGGGCCTGGATCAGTTTCAAGGTTTGTTAATGTCCCTGTCCCAGCGGCGGTTACGTCATAGATCTCAGTCTCGGTAGCCGCAAACAACAACGGCGAACCCGTAGCTGGAACATAACTCATCAACGTCAATATGCCATCTGGCAGCTCCGTAACGTGGTCGCCAGCGCCCTTGCGTAGTTCAATCTCCCCCGGTCGTGCCAATGCGTTTACCAGCACCCTGGCATCGGAGGGCGGCATGTCCAGGAGTGAATCTCGCGCGTTAAGGCCGCCTACCGGGGGCGAGGCAGACACTGGTCTGGACGATGCCGCCCTTGGGTCAGGGGAGGCCAGAGCTCTACGCATTTGGAATCGTCGAGTTTAGAGGGACAAGAATAGCCGGCCGCGGCCCGACCGTCTCTCCAGCCATCGAAAGCTCGGGTTGCAGCATTCCGCGGCCCGCCTTGTCTCTCGCCATCATCTCAAAAGCCCGCATGTCTTCGGCGTAGGGCTGACCTTTCTCCATTTTCCACTTCGCCCGAAGGCCAAGTTTCATCAAAGCGCCGTCGAAGATAGGGAAATCATCGTCGGAGGTAAACGCTGCTTTTTTTGTCCCATCGGAAGCGACTATCCAGTTAGCAGACTGGTAGTAAAAGCTTAGCGTGTCGCCGGCCGCCGGTACTGGCCAAAGGTAGATGATATTCTGGTGAATGGTAAAGATGTTTTGCGGCGAAGGCGTTAGCCCCGCCGAATACCCTTGCCATTCTTCAAGCGGGATTGGGCCGACAAAAGGCTCCCTTTCTGTCTCATTCCAAAACGTTCCGGGCAGGATGCGCTCCAGCCCAGACTCAGCCAAGATATAAACGTTCCCCTGCTCCGACGTTGCCGTCGAAGTCCACGAAGCTTTAATCTTAAGCTGCTGCCAGTTAAACCGCGAGGTCAACTCCTCCCCGACCTCCTCAAGCAGCGAGACTATCTGGCGAACTTCCGCTTGATTAACGCCTATGACAGCGTTAGGCAGTGGCAGGGTCGTTCTGCGCACGAACGACTGCACGATCTGAAGCAGTGTTTGCCGCATTCAATTTCTCCAATTGTGAGGAGAGGGCTTTAACTTGATTCTGAAGCGTCTCGTTGAGCCGCCGAAGTTCGGCCATCTCGCCAGAGAGCTTCGAGGCATCGTTTTTGGTCGCGGCGAGATAGTCGCGAGCGCGTTGACGGAGGGCACGGCCCCCCATTCCATAATTCTGAAGCGCCTCTTCGGTGGCCTCGGCTAGCTGCTCCACAGTAAAAATGTGCAACCGTGCAAGCATATCCCGTTGCGAAGGCGCTGCAACACCCCACTGTGCAATGGGCAGGCCATCTTCCGGAAGAGTCTGGCCAGCTTTCCAAGCCTTGTATGCAGCCTCGATCTTCTCGACCCACTCGTCTGGAAAGCGGGCACTAGACACCGGGGTGTGAGAATCTCCGGCACGCAGCTCATTCCTAAACGGTGTGTTCTTTACTGAACGGAGCCACCGATCATAAGGCTCCTCGACGACGAGCTTGCCGCCAGACCCTCGCGGCGTAATGATAATAATGTCGATGTCCTTGCTGACGTAGTACCCCTTCTTTCGCGAGGCTTCTCCGTCTTCCACCGCTCTGGCCTCGAACCGGACAAACGGCGGGCTGCTTTCTTGTATGAACATAAAACCCCCAAGATTGTTCCCCAAAAAACCCTCGGGCCGAAGCCCGAGGGAAGTGCCGTGGGGAGCGGCAACTTAGAACGGCGTCGTGGTGCGACGGACCCAGCCGTACTCGTTCGCGGCAAAAGCGGTGTCAGCGGTGTGGCTGCCGGCGGCGTCTGTAATAGCGAAGGTCGAGCCATTCAGCGTGCACGTTCCGGTGGCCACAATCTCCGAGGCCTTTCCGTAGGTCCAAGCATTGGCGTCATCTCCGATCACCACCGTGCCGACTTTGAACTCCGCTTCGGTCGTCCGGCGGGCCGTGTTAACTCCGATTGCATCAAGAACTGCGGGCATTTGAAGCTCCTTGAGAGTGGGTGGGTGTTTTGTGGCGGGATTACGCGATCATAACCCCGCCACGCTACGGTTACGGAACCTTGACGGCCTGCAGCGAGCGGTTGCTGCAAGTCAGGTTGCCCATCCAAAGGATGGGGATGACCACGCCATCTTGGTTGACCGGCCGCATCTCGTCCATCACGGTCAGGTCGGCGTCGCGGTGAGCGACCAGCTTCATGTACTTCGTGTTGAGCATGTACGTGTAGCTGGCCGTGATGCCGGAGCCGCCGTCGAAGATCACGTCAGCCGTTTTGTACTTCAGGCCTTCGAAGCCGGCCTTCGCCGTGTCCGAGGTCGTATAGCGCTTGATCGAGACCTGGGACTTCTCGAAGTCGGTGTAGTCCTCGTTGGACATGATGATGAGGTCCGGCTTGTCGTTGCCGCGAACCATCTCCAGCCACATCTTCAGCAGGATGTCGCCTTCGATCGTCGTCGAGCTCTGCGTGATCGAGCTGTTCGACAGATCGAGGGTGTAGTTCCGCCAGAAGGTGTTGACCGAGGACGTGTCAATGCCGCCGACCGTCGAGGTCGAGGTATACCCCGTCGTCGAGCCCGCCGAGACCAGCAGCTTCAGCCCATTGACCTGGTTAGTCGCCGTGCCGTCGCTGTACACATCCGCCGAGAACTGGTTGGCGAAGGTGTTCATCGCGTTCTGGAGGCGGGCTTTAGCCAGATTGATGATTCGTGCCTCGCCGCTATTGATGCGGAGTTCGCGGCCGCTGGCCACGACATTCAGCGCGATCTGTTTCCAGGGGTACTCGGCGGCCGAGAACGTGTCCGACGCTCCAGTGTTGAGGATGTCGAAGCCACTATAGCGCTGGTACGTCGAGTTTTCAGCGTATTCGAGCGGCTCCACAATCGTGAGGCCGCCATCTTCGGTACGCTTCATCCCGTTGCGCTTGATCCACGCAAGCAGGGCGTTGTTGTTGGTCACGTTATCGACCAACTTTGTCCGGTGCTTTCGGAAGGTCGTCGTGACCAGTTCCGTAAAAGTGGTGTTCGGGGAGGCCATAGCCAACTCCTATCGAGATCTGATTCGTTCGAGGGTTGCCTTCATCGTCTCCTCAATACTCTCATCCGCGGACTCTGTGGGAGCCGGCGACACGGAGCTGGGCCTGACGTTGAGCGGGCCTGGACGGGACGGCTTCGCTGCGGCCTGAACCTCACGCTCAATCAGCTTTTGCCGAATGCCGGGATTCTGCCACTTTGCCACCTCGTAGGCTTCTTGCAGGGTTGAGGCGCGGCCCTGCTCGAAGAGCTTCAGGATGTCTTCCTGAAGATCCGCTGCGTACTCGTTCGCGGGGTCGGAGAAGAACTTCTCCGCCACCGCCATGTTTTCTTTGAGTTGCTGCTGGTACATCGCGTCTTGCACGGCGTCGAGCCGTTGCTGCATCTGAACCAGCGCTTCGTTGGGAAGGGCGGCCGACGAAGGACCTTGACCTTGCTTTGCCTGGGGCTGCAAGCCAAGGACCTCCGCCAAGCCGTAATCTTGGACTAGCTGCTGAGCGTAGCGAGCGCGGTCTTCCGGGCGGCCGTACTTCAGCACGATGTGAGACTGGGCCAGCCGATTGAACGCTTCATGCGGATCGATCTTGTAGTGATCGAACCACTTCTGGAAGGGCTGTGTGGTCTGGGACCAACGATCGGCCTGGCTCTTGTACTGCATGATGCCGTCGAGGGCTTGTTTCTCCCTCTCATGCACGTATTTACGAACCTCGGGATCGAGGCCGCCCCACCGAGCTTCCATCTCTTTCCGCCAAGACTTGGGCATCGAGTCCCAAGCATTCTGAACAGAAGCGGGGGCGGCAGCCGGCGCCGATGGCGCGTTGCCGGACTGCGAGGAGTCTAGAGAAGGTGTCGGAGGAGACGCCGCACCTACGTCTTCGGCGGCCGCGCCGCCCCCTGTTTGCATCGCTGCGTAGGTCTCTTCCATCGAAGAGCCCAGGTCAAGTTCGTCTGCCATCGCTACCCCACGTTAAAGCCCATTGAGCGGGCTGCATCATTCACAGCGGCGTCTACAGCCTTCGCCACCGCGGCTTCGCGTTCGCGGCGAAGTTCTCCGCTCGCGACTTTTTTCTTGTAAGCTTCGCTTTCACCAGGCTCTTTGACCCTGCACCCGCAGCGAGCCAGATCCTCGAGGTGTGCCCGGCGACCACCAGCGACCCATTTCCCGGTTCCCGGCGACTCGTACGCTGGGTAAGCCTTCTCCTCCGACACAATCATCGGAACCGTAAAGATCCGCCGCGTCTCCTCCCCGCCGCAATGCACAGCCGCCGTGTCCCGGTCCTCGTACCTCCGGAACTCATCAAACACGCAGCCACACCGCTGGCATTCGTAGCTGTAGAGGGGCATCAGAAACTCAAAAGCAAGAAATCGTCGTCTTCGTCGAGGTCACGGGCGGCTGAAGTTGGTGTCCGCTTTGGTGTCATTCTACCGGCAATCGCGGCGGCGTCAACAGGACGCTTAAGCACTTCCGCCAACGGTTCGCCGGACACGGCTTCACGCATCTCCTCATCGACTTCGTCAAGGATGTCCTTGATCCGCTCGATTGAAGAACGTTCTCGTTTCGGGTGATAGTACTCATCATCAACAGGCCAACCAGCACCCCCTCCACGTTCAAGGCCGCCTGGTTGCAAGCCGCCAGTAATTGCAGGCCCGAAAAAAACCTGTTCATTAACAAACAAATCTGGGGAGATAGTAAGCGTGCCGCCGACGATTGTCGGGCTGTAAAAAGTCTGCCCGTTGGTGAACAGCGACGGCGCGATAGTGTAGGTCGCACTGACCGTCGGAGAGGAGAAGGACTGAGCGTTGGTGTAGAGAGACGGCTGGAGCGTTACTGCGCCGGCGGTGATGGTCGGCGAGTAGAAAGTCTGTATGTTGGTGTAGAGGTTGGGCAGCAGATTTTGAGCGCCACCCTCAAGCGAGACAATCGGGGAATAGAAAGTCTGGGTGTTAGTGAACAGGGCCGGAGTCAGCGTGTAACTCGTGCTGACAGTGGGCGAGAAAAAAGATTGGGCGTTGGTGAATAGGCTC